ATAAGCAAGCCCTGATCGGCGCACAGCAGGCTGAGATGCAGGCCATATACGCCCACGACACGGCCTTAAACGAGGGCACAAGCGTCTGGATGAAGAATCTGAGGGCATCGGTGCGGCCAGTCATCACCTACGGCTTCTTCCTGCTTCTGGTGGGCATTGACTGTGCCTTGATCTGGCATGGCTTCATCAACAGCGTAAGCTTTGCGGAAATGGCAAACCAACTGTGGGATGATGAAACCCAGGCTCTGTTCGCTTCGATTATTGCGTTTCACTTCGGTGGCAGGGCGTTTGGCAAATGAATGTCAGCCCCAAGGCAATAGCCATGATCCAGCACCACGAGGGTATTAGGTATAAACCCTACCGATGCCCCGCACGGCTTTACACCGTAGGCGTGGGCCATGTCATGTACCCAGAGCAGGGAAAGTTAAAGATTGAAGCCCGGGATGGCTTCCCCTTGCGCCCGGAAGACAATCGTGTATGGACAAAGGACGAGGTAGATGGACTTCTCAAGTTTGATCTTGCAAGGTTTGAGCGTGGAGTGGCTCAGTTCTGCCCCGTTCCCCTTACACAAGGCATGTTTGATGGCCTTGTCAGTTTTAGTTTTAATGTCGGTCTTGGAACACTCCAGCGTTCAACGCTTCGTCAAAAGCTTCTTCGGGGCGATAAAACGGGCGCTGGGGAAGAACTCCTGAAGTACTGCATGGCAGGGGGAAAGATCCTTCGTGGCTTGCAGAACAGGCGGATTGACGAGAGAGCATTGTTTTTATCTTGAATGGGTCTTAAAATGCCCCCCAAAGGAGTTCCCGTATGACCACTGCCAGCGTCATGACTTACGACAGTTTGGTGGAGAACATCCAGTCATATCTGGAACGCTCTGATGCCGCCACGCTTGACAAGATTCCACTTTTCATCATGCTGGCCGAGCAAGTCATTGCCAGCCAGATCAAGTTCCTGGGGAACCTGACCGTCAACACCTCGGCCATGGTTGCCAGCCAGCCAGTGATTGACAAGCCTGCCCGGTGGCACAAGACGGTCTCGATGAACATCACCGTTGCCGGGAAGAGATCCCCTGTCCTGCTTCGCAAGTACGAGTACCTCCGCGAGTATTGGCCCACCGCCACCTCCACGGGAGTCCCCAAGTTCTATTGCGACTACGACTACACCCACTGGCTCGTGGCCCCCACCCCTACCTCGGCCTACAGCTTTGAAGTGCTGTACTACGAGCGCATCCAGCCTTTGGATTCGGCCAACCAGACCAACTGGTTCACCATCTACGCCCCGCAAGCCTTGCTCTATGGGTCTTTGCTCCAGGCCATGCCGTTCCTGAAAAACGATGAGCGCATGGGCATGTGGCAACAACAGTACGACTTGATCATCCAGACCTTGAAGGTGGAGGATCAGTCTCGCGTTGGCGACAGACAAGCCGTGGCGATTGACACTTAAAGGAACCCCTCATGAGTTACAACAGCCCATTTACGGGCAATGTCATCCAGCCAACGGATGTCTCCTACAGATCGATCACGCTGAGTGCAAACTTGCAGTTAGAGTGGCCCATCAACGGGACATCAACCGACGACTCCGCCGCAAGGATCATGGAGGTCACGGCCACCACGACCAGCCTGCAACTGCGGATGCCGCCTGCAAACCAAGCATCTGTCGGCCAAGACGCAATGATCCGCAACACTGGTGCAAACACCTTTGTCGTGTACAACTACGCTGGCGCAAACACCATTGTCAGCATCCCCGCTGGCGAGGCCCGGTACATCTACATTACCGCCAACCCCACTGAGTCTGGGACTTGGGGGATCATTGCCTTTGGTATTGGCTCCTCTGGTGCTGATGCGGCCACCCTTGCTGGGTACGGCCTGACGGCCATCGGGGCTACGCTGAACCAAAGTCAGCCAGTTACGACCTTCAGTTCCAACTACACCGTCCTTACATCAGACCGCGCCAGCACTTATGTGTGGACGGGTGGCGCAGGCACTTTAACTTTGCCCTTGGCCGCAACCCTTGGAAACAACTGGTTCATGCTGGTTCGCAACGGCGGATCTGGCACTTTGACTGTCCAGACCACCAGTTCCGAGTTGTTCAACGGCTCCACATCGGTGATCTTGCAGGTTGGGGACTCGTGCTTTATTTGCTGTTCTGGGACGGCATTTTTCTCTGTGGGCCTGGGGCGTAGCACTCAGTTCAACTTCACCCAGTTGACCAAGGCCGTGACCACGGGGACTTACACCCTGACCGCCACCGAGTCGGCCAATGTGATCCAGAAGTACACCGGGACTTTGACGGGCGCTGTGACGGTTGTCCTGCCCAAGACCATTCAGGTGTACTACATCACCAACCAAACGGACGGCGGAGGCTCTGCCTACGAGATCACCTTCACCACCAACACCTCTGGTGCGGCCACGGCCATCGTGCCCCCGGGCCAACAGGTGATCTTGCTGTGTGACTCGGCCAACTTGCTCAACGCCTCGACCATCGCCGCTGGTGCTGTGAACATCTCACTGGCAAACGGTACTGTCGGAGCGCCTGCAATGAACTTTGCATCCGAGCCTACGACTGGCGTCTATCGCGCCGCATCGGGTGAGTTTGACATTGCTGTACTTGGCGTGAACCGATTCGCCCTGACCGCCACCGGGCTTCAAATTACTGGCACTGGCAACTTCACTGGCGGTGTTGCCGGGGGCATCTTCCCATGACAAAGAAGGTATTTGCCCTCGACACCAAGCCCGGAATCCAGCGTGACGGAACTGTTTTTGACAAAGAGTTCTACAACGATGGGGTCTGGGTGCGTTTTCAGCGTGGACGGCCACGCAAGATGCTTGGTTATCGGCAAATGTCCAACCAGTTGAGTGGCCCATCCCGTGGGATTTGGGTCAACTCGCAAAACAGCTTCACATCGATTTACAGCGGATACAACAACGGCTTACAGACCCTGACCATCGACCAAAACGGCGTTGGCGCAGGCATCAATGACTTCACCCTGTCCAACTTCACCGCCTCAGACTTAAATCTGTGGCAGTTCGACGGCTTCTATGATGTCGCCGGGTCTGGAAACAGTGTTCTTTTGGGCCACCCAGGGCAGAACTTGCAGGCGATTGACAGCACCACCAACACCCCCGTGTTGTATGGCCCAATGCTGGGCACCACGATGTCCAAAATTGGCGTATTTACAGCCTCTGTAACCACGACAAACACCTCTGCAACCGTAGTTCTTGCCGCCTCCAACCCCTTGGTTGGCGCTGGACAGGTCATCACAGGCGCTGGGATACCTGCAAATACCACTGTGGTAAGTGTTTCCACGACCAATGTGGTGATCTCCAACCCAGCCACGGCCAGCGCCACTGTCACGGCCACCTTTGACAACAATGTCTCGGTCTCTGGCGGGGTAGTTACCTTGCACCCGTATGTCTTTGTGTACGGCAACAACGGGCTTGTCAGAAACTGCGCCGCAGGCAACACCGACGACTGGGTCTCTGCGGACGCCAACGAGGTCAATGTAGCCACTGGAAAAATTGTCCAAGGGCTACCCGTCAGGGGTGGCTCAAACGCCCCTTCTGGGCTGTTTTGGAGCCTTGACAGCCTGATCCGTGTGTCCTACATCGGTGGCACTGGAACCCCTGCCCAATACTGGCGCTACGACATCATCTCCTCCCAGTCATCAATCCTGTCATCTCAGTCGGCGATTGAGTATGACGGCATCTATTACTGGTGCGGCGTGGATCGCTTCTTGATGTACAACGGCGTGGTCAAAGAGATCCCCAACGCCATGAACCAAAACTGGTTCTTTGACAATCTGAACTACGACCAGCGCCAAAAGGTGTGGGCGTACAAGGTTCCCCGGTACGGCGAGATCTGGTGGTTTTACCCCCGTGGGAACGCCACCGAATGCACAGATGCGATCATCTACAACACCCGCGAAAACACTTGGTATGACGCTGGGCAGGCGGTTGGCGCTAAGAGATCCGCCGGGTACTTCTCTCAAGTGTTCCACTATCCCGTGGCGGCTGGGTGGGATGTGAGCGAAGAGGAGGTGGTCTTTACTGGAACCTTCACCACGGTGAGTGGCAGAAACACCTTGTATCTGGACACCTACAACACGCAGGTTGTCTTGCGACAGGTCATATCTGGCCTGACCATTGCATCGGGCACAACCGTCACCTTGATCAGTTCCAGCGGTATCAAGACCCTTGGAGCCATCACTGGCGGCACCCTGTACACCAACGGAACCTACACTGGCGTTGCCCTGACTGGTGGGTCTGGCGTCAATGCCACGGCCAACATCACCGTGAGCGGCGGCTCTGTGACTGTGGTGACCATCGTAAATGTCGGCGCAGGCTATGTCATTGGGAATGTCTTGAGCGCAACGGCGGCAACCATTGGCGGGACTGGATCTGGGTTCTCCGTGCCCGTGTCGGACATTTACGCCCAGATCATCACCATGAGCGCCGCCGCAATTGGATCTGGTACTCAGGTCTTGACTTTCAGCACCCCAGCAAACCTGATCTCCATCTGGCAACACGAGCTTGGCGTCAACAGGGTCGAGGGGCAGAACCAAAACGCCATCGAGAGCTACTTTGAGACCAACGACCTTGGTCTGGTATCTGGTGGCCCATCCCAGCCCTCCCCGGTTGGGGATAACTACTGGTTGCATCTTGAGCGCGTGGAGCCTGACTTCTTGCAAGAGGGCGTGATGTCGCTCTTTGTCACTGGCAGACCGTTTGCTCAGTCCGAGGATCTCACCACGGGGCCATACCTGTTCGACCCCAGCACTGGAAAGATTGACCTCAGAGAGCAACGCCGTGAGCTTCGCTTGCGGTTTGTGAGCAATGTGGTCAACGGGGACTACCAAGTCGGCAAGGTAATCCTGAACGCCAACATCGGCGATGTGAGACCGTAATGCTCAACCCAGCACAAGTCTACGACCCCAGGTTTCACACTTTTGATTCCTGGGCTTGTCTCATGTGCGAGTTGTATTCACCCCAACAACTGGAGATCCCCAGTGCAACGACAGACTGGAAAAAATGGGGCAATGGGATCAGAGCCATTGATGTGTTTGCCAACGAGGCAATCCCAATGACCGACAGCTTTGACAACTGGTTTGACTGGGCTGAAGCCTTGGTCAATGCCGTGAACCCGGCGGTGGCGTGATGGAAATCAAAGAGATCCTTGCCTCTGACTTGGCAAACAACTACGACGAAAACATGTCCATGTTGGATGGCTACTACGCTGGCACGATGCTTTTTGATGCCAAGGGACAGATCAAGAAGATCGGCAACACCTTGTTCACCGTAATACCCAAGGACGATGTGGTCGAGTGGCATCCAGCAAACGCAGAGCACTGGACGAAGTTTGCATCTAATCTGCGTGAGTTCTTGGATTGCATGTCCAAGGAGGGCTTCAAAAAGGCCGAGACATACTTTGATAATCTGAAGCTCATGAACATCTACAAGTGGCTTGGCGTACCCTACACAGTCGAAAAGATTGATGGCGGACAGTGCCGCACATATAGAGCAGAGGTGGTGCTGTAATGGCAAATTTTAATAGAGTATGGCAAGAATTTGAGGCTTCTCAAAGAAGAGAGGCTGAAGAGGCGGAGAAGAAAAAGCTGGCCGAAACTGAAGCAAAGGCGGCTGAGAGCGCCAAATACCTGAACACCGATGTCACCCCCACCACGGGTGGAGAGCCTCAAGTTATTTCTGGAGATGGTTGGGGTGGAAGAGTTTTGCGTGGCGCAGACAATAATGAGTATTTCTTTGTGCCAAGAGAATTTGTAAATAGAGGCGTGGTTACCGAGGGAACAAGGGGGCCACATCAGGTATTCAATGCAAGATATTTAGATAAGGCCGTCTTTGACAAGGGGCAACAATTTACCTCCCCAGAGGGGGTTCCTGGCTTTGTTTGGAAAAAACAAGATGCCATAGATTTGCAAATAGCTGACAAAGATGGCGTTATTCGCGCTAGTGGCTACACCATAACCCCAGACGAGCCAGCCATCATTGGTATTGGAAATCCAAATGCGACCATGGACTCGCACCTTGGTCTTATGGCGTATGTGACCGTGCCCCGCAAGGTCAGTGACCAGATGGTGCATCAAGACTACATCACCAATGACGGTACTTACAACGGCATACATTGGGACGGGAGCAGGGGGTACGAGCATATTGTCAAAGGCTGGGTTCCTGACATGTTGCGGAAATCCTTGCCCACGGTCAATGCGGTTCTTCCAATCGTCTTTGAGGTTGTGTATCCGGGCACTGGTGCGGGGGCAACCTACGCCCAATACTCTGCCGCCACAGCCGCAGGCATTCAAGCATTGACCACTGGAAACCTTGAGCAAGGCGTTATTGACCTTGCCAAAATCTATGCCGCAGGACAAGTTTCCGACCTCGTGTCCAAGGGCATCAATTGGGCGTTGCCTGTTGATGCAAATGCTGTTGCAAAAGTCATTTTGGGCGGCGCAGGAACCAACGCCGTTGTACAAGGCTTGTACGGCAAAGATGTTGGCAAGGCGTTCATTGATGGCGGGATTCAGGCTGGCATAGGCGCTGTTGCTGGATCAATATCTGGCTTCACGCAACTGCCTGTGCCAGTCCAACGAGTTTTTGCCGCCGCCGTCACATCTAGCTTGCAGGGTAAGTCTAAAAAAGACATGGATGCCGCCACTTTGCAGGCGGCCATTGCCGCTGGAATGAGCGCCATCGGAAATGGTCTTGAGGCAAACTCAAAGATCAGAAATGAGCTTGGCCGGGACGCAACGCCAGAAGAACTGAACAAGTTTATTTGGTACACCAGCCGGGATGCGGCCTTCAGCAACAAGGTCTACGACTACATGGGCACTGTCAAGGCAGATGACGCCATGAAGAACGGATTTGAGTCATACACCCTTGATGGTGTTGATTACCAGATCTCCCAAGATA